TGGAGAAATTTTATATTCATTACACCATCATTCACATTTAGCACTATCTTACTACACATCACCATTTGATAAAGCAATAGGTTTGTCAATTGATGGAGTTGGTGAATCGCATACGATATATGCAGCAATGTGTGATGAGTTTGGTTTTCATAAAATACAAACATTACACTTTCCACATTCATTGGGATTGATTTACTCAGCATTTACTGCTTATTTAGGATTTAAACCAAATGAAGGTGAATATAAAGTAATGGGACTCGCTCCATATGGTGATAATGAAAAATATAATAAGATATTTGATAAAGTTGTTACTACCGGCGGTGAAGTTGATATCGTAAAGATGGATATGTCTTACTTTACATGGCATACATCGGATAACGATATGTTTAATGATAAGTTGATTGATTTAATTGGATTTCCACCAAGATTCAAAGATGAACCAATAGAACAACATCATAAAGACTTAGCTGCTTCATTACAAAGATGGTATGAAGCAGCGTTATATTTTATTATCAATAGAATTACAAATACTTGGGAATGTGAGAATTTAGTATTGGGTGGTGGTTGTGCATATAATGGAACTGCTAATGGTAAAATTAAACAATTTACCGCAATTAAGAATGTATTCATTCCATTTGCTCCATCGGATAGTGGTTCTGCAATTGGTGCATGTTTATATCATTATCATCAAACATTTGGCAATCCCAAAGTAAAAGGTGGAGATAACCAATCACCATATTTGGGTGAGGAGTGGAGTAATCCTGAATTACTTAAAATTATATTACAAAATCATAGAAGTAAGGTTGTAATGTATGATACCAATGATGTATTATGTAAAGAAGTTGCAAAGTTAATCAATGAAGGTAATATTGTAGGATGGTTTCAAGGTAGAACTGAATTTGGTGCAAGAGCATTGGGTAATCGTTCTATATTAGGTAATCCACATTTGTCCGACATTAGAGATAGAATTAATAAGGTTGTCAAAAAGAGAGAAATGTTCAGACCATTTGCTCCATCGGTTACAATTGAAGATTATCAAAAGTATTTCCTATCAGAAGAAGATGTTCCTTATATGAATCAGGTTGTCAAAGTTAAAAAGGATGTAAACATTCCGTCAGTAACGCATGTTGACAATTCTGCAAGGATACAGACACTTAAAAGAGAGGATAATCCACTTTACTATGACTTATTAAAGGAGTTCGAAAAACTAACAGGAACACCCATTCTATTGAATACATCATTTAACTTAAAAGACCACACAATGACAAATGACCCAGAAAAAGCAATATGGACATTTTTAAATTGTGATATGGATTATTTGGTTTTGGGTAAGTTTTTAATAAGTAAATAATTATTAGTACATAAACATATAAAATGGCAAACGAATTTCAATTATTTGATGGTAAAAACTTATCATCATTATTTAAAGATATATACGAAAATCAACAAAACAAAAAGAAAAACATTTCTGAATTAATAGAATCATTGAGAAAATTAATTCGTAATGTGGGTGAAGCAACTGTTATTGCACCTATCATAAAAGATTTAATTGAGGTATCGGTTAAAAACGATGACCACTTAATTAAACTCGCAACAATAGGTCAAAGACTTGCAGCTGCAGAAGCAAAGGGTATTGGTGAAGATGGTTGGTTAAGTGAAAACGAAAAAGCACAATTACTTGCAGATATGGAAGATACCATAAACGCAGTAGAAGAAAAAGCTAAAGAAAAAATGGTTGATTTGGAAATTGAAATTGAAGAAATTAAAACCAAATTATAATGGCATATAATCCAAGCAATACTATAAAACAGGAAGTAAATGAGGAAGAAAGACAGGAATCAAAACCCGTAAAAGCCTTTCTAGCATCGGTTGATAAAGTATTTAAATCCGCTGATGATTTTTTAAAGCTTGAAACGGAGGATGATAAGGTATTGATATATAATGATAACAAAAAATTTGCAGATAAGGATGCAAGATTTTATGGTGCAATAACTTTTTTATCGGAAGATACAATTAAAGGAAAAGCATACGCATATCCATTTGATAAAAATAATTTTACATTTCCGATATCAGGTGAAAGTGTAATAATATTATCTATAAATGATAAAGAACATTTTTATTTACCATATACAATTACACAATATCCAAATTACAGAGAAGATTATAAAACATCAAAAGCGAGTTCCCAAAAAGAATTAAATGAGGAAGGTAAAGGTGGCTCTTCAAAAGATTATAATCAAACCAAAGAAACAGGAATAGCAAATAAAAAACCTTCTGAATCGAAATCAAAGCAATCAAAATATAATAAGGTAGAAACTATTAAATTTTTAAAACCAAAAGAAGGTGATAGTATATTGAGTGGTAGAGTTGGTAATACTATTAGATTCTCAGAATTTTTTCTAACCGAAGATGATAAGACATCATCACCTGGAATATTCATTCGTAATAAACAAAACCCAGAATTTGATTCAAAACCAATTGGTGAGTTAGTAGAAGAGGATATAAATAAAGATGGTACATCGGTATATATAACATCAGGTAAAATAAAAATTCCATTTAAAGAAACTATTAAAAAAACAAAAATTGGATTTAAAGACTACCCAGCATCTGATAAATTAAAGGGAGACCAATTGTTTATAAATTCCGATAGAATAGTACTTTCGGCCAAAGCTAGTGAGTTTATTATTTATGGTAAAGGAAATACTGGTGTAATAACCGATGGTCAATATTCAATAGATGCGGAAAAGGAAGTGTATGTTCATAGTAATAATAATGTAACTATACATTCAGCAGGCGCTAATCAAATATTTTTAAATTCGGAAAATGGTAGTGTTTATTTGGGAAAAAACACAGGAGCAGGTGATGCAGGTGCACCCGTACAAAAAATGGTATTGGGTGGAGAATTAGTAAAACTTATGGGTGAATTAATAGATGCTATAAAACAACAATCATATTTAACACCATCAGGAACTTCAGGCGTTGGCCCGTTAAACATATCTGCATTTGATTCTGTAAAAAGTAAATTAAATACTTTATTATCTGCTAAAAATTATTTAAGTAAAAACTAATGGGAATAAATCTTAGCAAAAATGTAATTGCAAATTTAAGAAAAGGAAGGGCCCCTGCAAAAAGTTGGTCTGATTTTCTTATTAATATGACCATTGATATGGCTGAGAATAAACTAGTTCTTTTGGGAGGACTTGGAATAAAAGCTGCAACATCCAAAGCGGGTTCAGAAGTTGAAACAGAGTTTGTATCAAAGGCTGCTAATATCGCAAACTTAGCATTCTTTTCAAAATCTTTGATAGAGGAATATGATAATGTTATAAGAAATGGTGGTAAAACAATTTTGGGTGGTGTTAAAGTAAAAAGTGGAAATAAAATAGCAGCAACAACAATATTAACAACAATATTGACTGCCACCAATGCATCAACTACCGGTGATTTATTGAGAGACATAGGCCCTGCAATACAGGTTTATTGGGCAGGTGCGAAATTAGAAGATGGGTCAACGGTTCCAAGTATACCATGTTTGGGTACTTTAAAAAATATAACAACCAATGTTGCAATTAATTTATCTCCGGGTGTATGGGTTCCGATATCAGTTTTACCCAATTCATCGTATTCTCCATTTTTGTTAAGTTTTGTCACATCCGCAATGGTGCACCTGTTGACAGTTGGTGGATTTTTTCAATGTATGTGTACATACCCACCACCTGCCCCACCTGCACCTGGATTTTTACCTTGGGTGGGATATTTTGTTCCACCAATAACAAATCCAACGGCGACCCTTAAAGGAATTAGTAATGTTGAAATTGCAATGGCTACAGCAGGGAAAGTGGCAGATATCGGAATAACACTAGCGGAAACAAATTCAGTAAACGAAGCTTTAACATCGGTGGTAAATACAACCGCGGATGCAAAGGTTAAAGCAGCTGCTCAGGCTTTAAAAGATGATAATGCTAAAGCAATGGCTGATGCTGGTATGGCATTAAATCCAACATTGAGTAAATATACATCGACAAAAACTATTACATTAGGGTAAATTAAAACTTTCAATATTTATTAAAAACAATTATTATGGATTCGAAATTATTAGTCGGATTAATCAAAGAAGTTGTAAAAAACGAAGTTAAACAACAAGTCAAAGAAGAATTGGCTAAATTGATTAAATCTGGTGCAGTTACATTAAACTCACAAAAGAAAACATCTACTCCATCGTTGAGAGAGATGACGGAAGTTCCAGCTATACCGGTTAAAAGACAACAACCTGTATACGAACAACCCGTTCAAAGACCGCAAAGGGAATTTTCAAAAGACCCAATGATAAATGAAATTTTGAATATGACTCAACCATTTACATCGGCACAACGTGTTGAGGGTGGTGCACCAGGAATGGGTGGTAGTGTATTAGATATGTTACAACCACAAATGAGTGTAGATTCGGAAGGTTGGGAAACGATGGATTATAGAGAATCGGGTGTTCCTCAAAATATTCCACAACAATTGGAATCAACCGGTGACGGATTACAAGATGCTACAATAAAAGCATTGACAAGAGATTATAGTGAATTAGTAAAGAGATTTAAATAATGGCAATAGAATTAGGCAGAGTTAATGTAACCGATTTAGCTGAAAATAATTATAAGGTATTGGGAATAGGTGTAAATACAAGTTCCGATAAGAATGGTATTTTTTCTACCAATTACTCTACTTTATCGCAAGCTAAAAGTAATTTAATTAACCTAATTATGACAAGGAAGGGTGAAAGAGTAATGCAACCAGAGTTTGGATGTGATATTTGGAAATTAATATTTGAACCAATAATACGTGATGATATAGATTCTAAAATAGAATTTACAATAAACGAAGCCGTAAACAGATGGTTACCATATTTAAATATAGACGAAATAATATTTGATTACGATGATGCATCAATTGATAAGCATGTAATATCTTTGGATATAACATTTTCATTGATATCAAACTCAAATATGAAAGATTCATTGAATATAGAAATTAAACAATAAATAAATGGCACTTAAACCTTTAGATAAAAGTTGGAAAAATAATAAAAAGGATATCAATTATGTTGGTAAAGATTTTGCTACATTAAAACAAAACCTTATAGATTTTACTAAAACCTATTTTCCAAATACATATTCGGATTTTAATGAATCTTCACCTGGTATGGTGTTTGTTGAGATGGCATCATATATAGGTGATGTTTTATCATTTTATCAAGATACACAATTAAAAGAATCATTATTATATCATGCAACCGAAAGAAAAAATGTAATGTCAATTGCACAATCTTTTGGATATAAACCAAAAGTAACCGCACCAGCAGTGACAACTATGACGGTTTATCAATTGGTTCCTAATATTGGTACAGGCCCAACAAACGAACCAGATTCTCGAATGTATTTAAAAATAAAAGAGGGAATGGAAGTTGCAGGTAAGAATGGTATTGTTTTTAGAACAACGGATGGTGTTGATTTTGCAAATGAGGTTGATAGAGAAATAGATGTTTATGAAAGAGATACAAATACCGGAGAACCTATTTTATATTTAATAACAAAAAAAGTAAAAGCAATATCTGCTAACAGAGTATCTAAAACCATTGGGCCAGTTGTTGATATAGAATATCCTACTATAACAATAAATGATACAAATGTTATAGAAATAACATCGGTTGTGGATGATTTGGGAAACAAATATTATGAAGTTCCGTATTTAGCACAAGAAAGTATATTTGTTGAAAAACCAAATACACAAGCCAATTCGGAATCATATGCAACATCAAGTATAGTCCCATATGTTTTAGAAGTTCAAAAAGTACCTAGAAGATTTTCTACTAAAATAAATTCGGATAATACAATAGATTTACAATTTGGCAGTGGTGATGTTTCTATGCCAGATGAACAAATATTACCAAATACAAAAAATGTAGGATTGGGTTTAGCGAATTCGGTTAATAGATTAAATCAAGGAATAGACCCATCTAATTTTTTAAAAACAAATACATTTGGAATATCTCCGATAAATAGAACATTAACGGTAACATATTTAACAGGTGGTGGAATTGATGCAAATATAAATCAAGGTGAATTAACTATTATAAATAAAATAGAATATGACGAAGATTTATTATCGTTAGAGGCAAATTTGTTACAAACATATCAAACAGGTAAAGAATCTATCGCAGTAGAAAATTTAGAATCAGCAGTAGGTGGTAGAGGTGCAGAAAGTATCGAAGAAATCAGACAAAACGCATTAGCAACATATGGTTCTCAAAATAGAGCGGTGACTAAACAAGATTATATTGTTCGTGCATTATCTATGCCAGAACGATATGGTAGTGTTGCAAAGGTATATGTTTCACAAGATGGTGAAATTGATAATAATTCACCCGCATCTATTTTAGCAAATCCAAATACATTGTCCGAATTTACAAATTTAGTTGATTCAATTAAAAATTTAAACAAATCGGATATACAAAAAGAATTGACAAAATTTTTATCTCAAAAGAAAACTGCAATAAGTGAAGTAAACAATCCATTTGCAATTAATATGTATGTTTTGGGATACGACGGTAATAAAAAATTAACAAATTTAAATCAAGCAATTAAACAAAATCTTAAAACTTACATAGGTGAATATAGAATTATCACAGATGCTATAAATTTAATTGA